TCATTGTGCAATCCCTCCATTCTAGTAAAGTTTCCACCATACAAGAGCAATCACCTGGACGGCAATGCTCATGAACCCCACGAAGAAAAGCTTGTTGAATTTGCTTTCTGCTTCTCGTAGTAGTTTCTCAATGTCTTTGCTCATAGAATCCCTCCTATTCCAAGGTTAACCACCAAGGGCTTGCGTGAAGCCCGTGTTTAATTGTTGCAAACAGGATAGCACAACTGACGTGATATGTCAAGGAAAAAGAGCAGGGAAAGCGGGAGAGAGAGGGGGAGAGAGTATCACCAGCGACATTCTGTGCTCAAAATATGCTATAATACTAGTAGAAACCCTTGGGGACAGTGTGTGTAAATGACATGGATGGTGGGCGGGTAAAAATGCGGTTGGAGGTGGGGGGGGTACCCCCCTCCCCGAGATGCGATGGTAGGGGAGGTATGTCCCCCACCAGCGTGCGTATAAATTTTAGGAAGTCACACCCCACCAACGTGCGTACAAATTTTCAAACTCGAAGCTCAAAAATGGGGTGTGAAAAAAGTTCCACATAGGGTCACGGACTTGCGAATGTACTAATATACGAGCGTATAGTGTTAATAAAAGAACATTACGAGAGTAATAGGCTATAGTCAGTATATTGACATAATGTTTAGACTCTAAGCGAGTATATTAGTACTCGATAGTTAATTAATCTACAACTTATAGTTAATATATTAACATTAGTTAATAGGAGGTTCTGGGGTGCCTTACAAGCGAGTCAAGAACGTGGTCTATCACAAAAAGAACGGCAAGTGGACTGTGAAGCAGCGGTGCAAGAGTGCAGCTGCAGCCAGAAGGGCGATCAGGCTCCTCCAGGGTGTCGAGCATGGTTGGCATCCGAATCCCAAATAGGTTCCCAGGCCGTTCCGGGGGAGGTAAACCATGCCGATTTTTGTTTACGAATGCCGCAACTGTGGTGATGTGAAAGAAACATATGTGAGTTCCACTGACACTAACTACAGGCCTTGCTGCCTTAAATGCAAGGTTCCCATGGATCGGGTGGTGGCAGCCCCAGGGCTGATTTACATGGACGGCAAACGTAGACTCAAGACCACATTATAAAAATGGAATTGAAAGAACTTATTGTCAGACCCAAGGAACCGTTATGCCCGTATTGTATGGGGATGATGGTAGACCCAAGAACTTACCTTCCCTGCCGCTATTGTGGCGGGGCAGGCTTTATCAGCCAAAGACCATTGGAGGAAATCATGGGAGAGATGAAGGGCGAGTTGAATTTTGACATCGGCGGCATAAAGGAAGACGCCGAAGAATTGGCGAAGAAAGCCAAGAAAGAGATCAAGAATGAAGTTGATGATGCCAAGAAGCATATCAAGCAGACATATGACGTCGTTGATGATCTCGTTCATGGCCGATTTGATGAAGTAAGAGAGGGCCATTGGAAGAAGGGAACTATGTGGCTTCTAGCCGCAGCGGGGCTTGTGCTTATGTTCATCCTTATAGGCCGTTCCTTCTTCTAAAAATCTAGAACAACCAGGGTACGAAGCGTCGGTAGATATTGGTAAATACCGATGTTTCGTCCCTTTCACATAAATCAAAACAGGAGGACGCAATGCCCGGATGGATCAAGGAAAAGTGGAAGGACATCAAAGGTGATATCCAGGATTGGTGGACTGAAGGCGAAAAGTACATTTACAAGCAACTCGGTTCCCGTACCAAAGTACGTGGCAAAATGGGTACCGGGGGATTAAACAAAGCCGTCAGTGCTGCCAGGAAACATAATGCTGCTGTAGCTGCTGCAGCTGGAGAAAAGAAGACCCGAAAGTAGGAGCTTTTATGTTGAAAAGACTCACAGCCGTTGTAATGATTGCGGCACTTGTTTTCTCTTTAGTAGCCTGCGCCGGGGTACAAAAGAGAGCAGAAGAACCGAAAGCCTGGGGTGATGTAATAAACGCAACCCCCTATCTTATGAACTTCGTTATTGTGAAACATGGTGACGGTATCGTTGCTAAAGGCAGCTTGTTACCAGGGGAAAGCCAGAGAGTTGGCCTGACTGTCGGCTTTTATGCTTTCGTCTATCAGATCATAGAAGACGGCAGGGTGATCTTCCAGAGCCTCAACTACTTTTCAGTGCCAGAGGAAACGGTAGCCAAGAATAAATACTGGCGTATAACCATACGCCCACATCAGGTAGATGCATGAAACAGCTGAGACCCAAATATGTAAGATGCCGTGAGTGCTGGTACACATGGGAAGTATTCGGCAGGGGTGGTCTTGTCAGGTGTCCCAGATGCGGTCGGACCCTTACGCCGGAGGGTGGCGAGAGGCCTATCAGGCGTAGGGTGAGGATAAGAACTTTTCATCTTAGAGGCGAAAATGCGGCGTAATGCTATTGGACATAAGCGGCTGACAAACTACGAAATGGAAGAGAGGGTAGTTTCGAGAATTGACCTCAAGAGACAGCTGCAGACCCAATTTTCCAGACTAAGTGAGGCCATAGAGGAAGCTGTCAAGGGCGGCAAGAAAGTTGATGTACAGAAAATGACGGAAGCCGCCAGGAGCACAGCCAAGGTTCTCCTCTTCAAGCAATTCCTGAATGAAGCTCAGGAAGGTAACTGGATGCAAGCACTTGCTCTTGCGGCTCATATTCTGGATCGTTTCGAGCCGAAACCAACACAGTCCCTGGAGATCAAAACGGATGAGCAAGAAAGGATCACAGACGAAGAAAGGGAAGCCCTCAAAGAAATCTCGAAGCTCCTCGTTGAGCAAGCAAAATCCGAATATTGATCCGGTTAAGCTTCGAGAAGCTGATGCTTGGTATTGGGCTTATGCCAACAAATTGCAACTGATGGGCAATACCTTCAGCCTTAAGGGCCATGAATACCAAGTAGATGTGATCCAATGTGATGCTCAAAAGCAGGTGGCCAAGAAGGGTGCCCAAATGGGTTTTTCAGAAATAGGTGTCATCAAGACACTGCATGGCATGATCTATAACCGTTATCCCATGGGTGTCCTTTATCTGTTCCCGACAAAAGATGATGTAACTGACTTTTCGAAGGGCAGGTTTCAGCCGCTGATTGATACAAACAATTTCATCAGACAATACGTTCAAAATACTGATGCTGCCAATATCAAGCGGATAGGGAAAGCTCTGCTTTATCTTCGTGGTGCCAGGGCATCACAAAAGATCGGCGGGGTTAAAGAATCTGCCACCTCCCTGAAATCGGTACCAGTTGACCGTATTGTTTTTGACGAATTGGATGAAATGTCTCCATCGATGGTTGAGTTGGCCAGAGAGCGTATTTCACACTCTACGATTCAGGAAGAGTTCGCTCTTTCAACACCAACGATACCCGATTTTGGGGTAGACAAGCTCTACAATGAATCGGATCAGCGGGTATGGATGATAAAGTGCGAAAAATGTGGGGAATACACTTGTCTGGAACTGGAGTTCCCCAACTGTATACTCGAAAAAGACGGCAGATATTATCGAGCTTGCAAGAAATGCCATGCAGAAATTCACCCAAAAGATGGCAAGTGGGTGCCACTGTATCCAGGCAGGGAATGGGTAGGCTGGTGGATCAGTCAGCTTAACAGCGTTTATGTAGATCCCGGCAAGATACTGAAGCTGTTCCAAGATCCGCCTAATGGAAATTTGGCCGAAGTTTACAACTCAAAACTTGGCATGGCCTATCTGGCTGCTGAAAACAGGTTGACAATAAATGACGTAATAGCTCTCTGTGGTAGAGATCCTATGCCCTACAAGCATTTGGGGCCATGTTGTATGGGTGTTGATGTTGGTCGGGAGCTTCATGTAGTGATTGGTTGCAAACCCAATATGCACACAATTCAGCTTGTTTATTGCGGCAGGATGTCTTCATTCAATGATGTGCATGATGTTGCAATGCGTCATAATGTAAAAAGTGCTGTGATAGATCTAAAGCCCGAGATCAGGAAAGCGAGAGAATTCCAAGAAGCTGAAACCTACGAGATCTTTCTCTGTGACTACCAGGAAGAGAGGCGAGGTGGCCCTCTGTGGAATGATAATACGGGAGTGGTTGCTGTAAACCGTACTGAGATCTGTGATGCAACACATGAACTTGTGACTACTCCTGGTAAGTACTTGCTTCCAAGATATTGCAAGGAGATCCAAGAGTATGCTGTAGAAATGTCGAATATGGCAAAAATCCTGGACACAGACGAGGTCACGGGGCTGAGTACCTACAGGTACAGAAAACTTGGCCCGGATCACTATCGCCATGCCACAAATTACATGCTGCTTGCTTCAGAAAACATAGGGATCGCCAGGAAAAAGAATGACATAGATAAGCATTACAGAACGCCAAGGACTGGTTACGGGGGGGCCTTAGACTGGATGGCTGCGTAATGGAGTGAGGAAAATGCCTAACAAGTTTACAGATGATGAGATAACCAAACAAGCATATAACTGGTTGAGTCAGGCTAGAGAGGCCGATAGAGAATGGAGGGAATTCTCCAAGCAGGATTTTGATTACTACCTGGGCAACCAATGGTCATACGAAGCCAAGGCTGCCATGGAACAAACCAAGCGGCCAGCCCTGACTATCAATCAGATCAAAACCTTAATCAAGCTTGTTTCTGGTTATCAGCGGTCTAACAGGTACCCCATACGTGTGTATGGTAACGAAGAATCGGATGCGGAAGTAGCCGACATTCTCGAAGCCTTGATTTTGAATATTCAGTTGAATCAGCTTTACCAATATCAGGATTCCCAGCGGTTCCTTAACGGCATTATCTGTGGCAGGGGCTACATGTTTGGTAAGATAGACTATTCTGAAGATTGGACTGGAGAAATAAGGCTCCATGCCAGAGTAAATCCTAGACACGTATACTTTGACAGAACAGCAAGGGATATCACCCTGTCAGATGCTGAATTTATCACATGGGTTGAACCAGTAAAGGAATCGGTCGTAAAGCATCTTCTCGGTGATGACGAGCTTGCGGCTGCGAAGTTGGCAGAGTTGCAAAATACTGATTGGAATGATTTTGAACCGGATGATTGGCCAGTACCTGAATATTATGTCACCACCAACAAGCACGACAGATGGTGGGAAAGGGCTGGCAAAATGGCCGGGAAGGGGCCGAATTATTACAAACTATTGAATGTTTTTTATCGTACCTGGGAAAATGAGTGGTTTGTCGCTGATAATAAAACTGGTGAATTGAAGAAGGTTAACAGCCAGGATGAAGCCAAAGTTCTTGTTACAACTTTTCCCGAGTATTTGATTGCTGTTCAAAGACAAGTAAAGAAGATTAAATCGGCACTTGTATGCGGCAATATTTGCATTGACCACAAAGAGTCTACTACCAGCCATAGAATCTTTCCTATTATTCCATTCTTTGGAGGTTTTCTTAATGGGGAGACATTCGGGCTGGTAAGAGACTTAAAAGATATCCAGGACTTTTTGAATAAGAGGTTTAGTAATTACGCTCACATCCTGAATACACAGGCTAACAGTGGTTGGATTGGTGATGAAGATGCTGTCGATGACTGGACAGTCCTGGAAAACCTCGGCTCCATGCCGGGAATTGTTGTGAAGAAGAAACGAGGCAGGGAGTTGAAGAGGATCGATCCCCCATCTCCCCCAGGAGCGGAGGTTAGGGGTATTTCAGATGGTATTGATTTGGTAAAGACAGTTTCAGGCATCAACCCCGATCTGTTGGGCCACCAGGACAAGGATACTTCAGGCCGAGCTATCATGCTCCGCCAACAACAGGGCTACCAAATCCTGGTGGAGCAGATGGATAACCACAGGCTGGCGACTGTCCTGACGGCCCAATGGATGATTGATGCTATTCAGAACAATTACACCTACGAAAAGACATTCAGGATATTGCTGCCAGATAATCAGGTACAGTACCTGACTATCAACCAAAAGATGGTTGATGTAATGACTGGTGTAGAGAAGATTTTAAACGATGTAACTATTGGCAAGTATGATGTTGCCGTAGCCGATCAGGCTGTGAGTCCGTCGATGCGTTATCTGCAGTTCCAGGAGTTGCTCGAAATGATTCGAGAAACCGGAGCGATGATACCGCCTACGATACTCATCAAGGCATCGAGCTTGCCCGAAGATTTGAAGCGAGAGATTCTTGAAGAGCTACAGGCAATAGCCCAGGCTCAAGAACAAGCGGCGGCTCCACCTCCCGCTGCGACTGCGAAAAAGTCGAAGGAGTTGCCAGCACCTCTCGCATAAACTTTAAACCCGCTACCCGAGCGATAGAGGGAGTTTTCGTGATGCCCGGCGATACAGGGCCTTACGCAGACTCCGGCGAAAAAGGAGGACGTTATGAGTGGTAAAAAGGATCAGAAAGAGGAAATCATCTTCCACGACGAAGAAGACGTAACCGAAGAAAATCTGGCCAAATTGGAAGCACTGGAAAAGGGCGAAACTGACGAGAATGAAGACGTGACGCCTGCGTCTGGGAAGCCAGAAGAGGAAGAGGGTGAGTCTGATGATGCCGGAGAACCTGAAGGCGACGAGCCTGATGACACTTCGGAAGATGATGACAAAACCCCAGGGCCAATACCATACCCACGGTTCAAGGAAGTAATTGACGAGAACCGTGATTTGAAAGCCGAGGTAACAGCCCTGAAAGCCAAGTACGAAACCCTTGAGAGGATGTTACAGGTTACCTCGCAAGGCCCGCCTCAAGAAGAGGAAGATGAAACCTCGGAGCAGCCTGTAACTAGGCAGGACATGCAGCAAGCGTTGGAGCAGATAAAAGACCCAGCGGTTCTGTCTGAATACTTTGTACGGATGCAGCATCCTGACTACGACGAGCTTGTAGAGAAATACGTTGCGCCGATGGTGCAACAGATCCCCTGGCTCGATGGCTATTTCCGGTCACAAACCGTTCCGGCCAAGGCAGCCTATGATCTCGCCTGCGCCATTCGTGACGGTAAGCAATTCTCTATAGGCATTGTGGACGGGAAACCGCAATTGGTAGTACAAGAGGAGACTCCCCAGAAGGAGAAACCGAAGCAAAACTTGCAGCCTGTCAAGGACAAAAAGGCTGGCCCTGATCCGGAAGCTCTAAAGAAATCTCAGGAACAACCCAAAACCTTGGATGATGTACCTGCTGCTTCTCTTGACAATCTTGAAATGACTCCTGAGCAATGGGCCGAACTTCCCACAACTACGCAGATGCGTATTATGAAGGAGAGGCCGGAATTTGCTAGGAAAATGAATAGATTGTTGAATGAGAAGTATGGATAGCGGGGAATAATTTTATACTCGTTGTAATCACACTTGTTGTGACTAACACAACGAGGAGGAGGATTTGACAATGGCTCTTAGCTCAACCCCAACCAACCTTGTCGCCAAACAATGGGCGAAGGAAGTGTTCGTTGAGGGATTTCCGAACAACTTCTTCAACGCCTATATGGGTGATGAGAATTCCCCCATATACGTGATGCATGATCTGGACAAGGATGCTGGGGACACTGTGTACTACGGCCTTGTGATGGGGCTGGATGAAACCAACGGTGTCTCTGGTGACAACGTCCTGATCGGTAACGAGGAATCCCTGACCATCTACGATGACTCTCTCTCGATCGATCAGCTGCGTAATGGTGTCCGGCTGAAGGGTCGGATGGATGAGCGTAAAGCTCGTTTTGCCCTCCGCACCCAGGCCAAGAACCAGCTGAAAGCATGGTTGCCCAGGGCAATCGACTATCACATCTTCCGTCAGCTTGCTGGTGACACCAGCTACAACTTTGCTGGGAACACCGGAGTTGAAGCTGACTCCGATCACTGTGTTGTCTGTGGTGACACCTCGTGGGATACCGATGTAAGCACCACTGAGGGCAACATGGATCAGTATGACTTCCTGACCACTTATGAAATCGACAAGTGTGTGGAAGTCGCCAAGACCCTGGAACCTATGATCCGTCCTTTCCGTGTTGATGGTGAGGACTACTACCTGCTGGTTATCCATCCCTACGTGGCCCGTAACCTGAAGTATGGTACCGACTCCAAGTGGTTGGATGCCATGCTGTATGCGGCTGAGCGTGGGAAGAACAACCCGATCTTTACTGGTGCGCTGGGTATCTGGAACAACGTGATCGTGCGTGAGCATCGCATGGTCCAGTCCATTACCAGCAACATTTATCGTTGCCTCTTCCTGGGTGCCCAGGCTTGCGCCGTGGCGTTTGCCGAGAAAAAAATTTGGGCTGAAGACACCACTTCTGATCAGGCCGACTATGGCAACAGGCCCGGTTTTGCCGCTGGCTTCATAGGCGGCTTCAAGAAGTGTCGGTTCAACAGCAAGGACTACGGCATGCTGACCGTTCTGGCCTACGCAACCGCAGCTGGTGGCGAGGATCATAGCTCGTAAACAATAACCGGATGGGTGGGACTTCTCCTGCCCATCCGTAGGATAGAAGGAGTTTGACAATGAGTGTACTTGTTGACCTTGGAAAGAAAGTGGATGCGGATCTCTTCTCCGCTCCCCTGCGTGTGCTGAAGGTTCCCTTCAGCAAAAGCACCAGCGAGTACAAAACTGGAATCAAATTCCAGGCTGGTGTGATTATCGAGGACGTGAGGGTCAAGGTTACTACAGCAGTAGCCTCTTCCACCATAGATGTCGGCCTTGATGGTTCCACCCATAACGATCCGGACGGTTTGATCGATGGTCTTTCTTGTGCAGCTGCTGGATGGCCGAACGCAAGCAAGCCCGACGCAAGTTCTCCTGGGAATAACTACGGCCCAATGATGGAGTTTGGTGCCGATGGGAAAACCGTTGTGGCTAATGTCAATGCCTATCCGGCAAAGCTCCTCATTCGTGGTGAGGCAGAACTAACCTATACCACCTCCAATCATGCAGTTGAAGGTTACATCTATGTATTCCTGAGACTGTTGGAGGATGACTAATCTGTAAGGGGAGGGTAATACCTCCCCTTTAAGGGTGATAACGATGACGTTTTCAGAACTGAAGACTCAGGTTAAGAACAACCTTGGCGGCAGGACGGACAAAGATTCTATTATAGCGCAGATGATTAATTTTGCCGTCCAACAGATGGCAAAGGCTGTCAATTGGAACGATCTACGTCAGATTGTAACTGGTACTACGCTTTCGAGTGGTGATCACACAGTTTCTCTACCATCAAATATCAGGCTTCTTACTGGTATGCGTATTGTTGCAGATGGTACCACTAACTACCAGATAGTTGAAGTTATAGATCAGAAAGAGTTTGAAAACAAATACCCAGATCCTGTCCCAACTGTTTCTGGTACTCCAGTAGAGGCCACTGTGTATGGTAGAACAATCTATTTCGACAAAAAAGCAGACCAGGATTACAATCTATATCTCTATGCCAGGGTTTATCCAACTGATATGTCCGATGATGACGATGAGCCGAGCATGACTGGTGTAGACCATATGATAATTGCGTTGGCAACTGCGCTCATGTATCTCCATCTGAAACAACCTGAATCTGCATCTGTTTGGTTTGATCTCTACAAAGCCTTCCAGGCAGATGCAATGAATGAAGTTACTGGTGCAACGGTAACCTTGGCAGAGCCTAATTAAGAGGGTAGGAAATGGCTTTCACAAATAATTGGGATGAAACAAGCCCCACTGACAATACTAATGCCGTTGATATCGACAACGAGATACGTAAACTGCGTACCGATGTCAGGGAGCGGCTGGCCCAGGATCACAATTTTGCATCCTCAGATACAACCACTAATGATGACATTGGCCGCCATAAGCAAATTACTTTCTATGATGACTTGGCATCTCTACCATCTGTCTCTGGCGACCGTACTGTTGCTGGGCCGAAGAAGATGACCAGCGGCAGTATCGTGCCATTTTGGAAAGATGCCAGCAATGAATCACGTCTGCTTATAGGCAACGCCAATTTGAAGATGTGGGTATATGCCAATACTGCTCCCCCTGGTTGGGTAGTGGATTCTTCACCGCCTACTGACAAGGTATTGGCCTTTGCTGGTGGCGATGAGGCTTATAACGTTGATGGCGGCAATGAGGCCGGGACCTGGACCGTAGCCGGGCTTTCAACTGCGGATGATACCCATAACCATCAGTGGTATGACTACGTTTCTGGTGACGTTGCCAAGTCCTGGGATACTGATGGTAATGCAATAAATATCACATGGGACGAGAATGCTGGTGACGGGATTAGGGGCACTGGTTCTGCCGATAAGGATCAACTCGACCTAGATCTCTTTACCAATGAAGACACTCATAACCACAGCATATCGTCCGACGCAAGCTGGCGTCCGGCGGCAGCAGTGGGGAAGATGATGTATCCAGAAATGAGCTAGTAGGGGGCCATATGCTCAGCAAAAACGATAAGAAGTATCTAAAAGGTCTATTGCGTGATTTCTTCAAGCCCGAAGGTGACAAAAACTGTCCAGCCCTGATTCCCTGTGAAGCGTGCAAGTGGTATCGCTACTGGAAGCTGGTTAATGAGAAAACGGGCGAGGAGAAGATTGAGAGGAAATGCTCAATTGATGTGCTATTGGAAAACATCCCTCGTATCATTGGGGCTATCGATGGATGTCAGGCAGCTACTAACCAGACCAGGAACCGTATAGAGGCTCTTGGTCGGGCGACTGCCGAAGCATTTCAGCATCTGGATGAAAAAGTCCGAGAGTTGAAGCAGATCGAGGCAATAGAATGGAAGAGCGAATCGAACGAGAAAGCATAGGCTTTCTTGGTTATAAATACACAGATGCCAAACAATTTGTGAAACCGATCATCCCGGATGGGGGGCCGAGCCAACTTATAGGCGGCAAGAACCTCTACGTCCGGGATTATATGCTCCGTACTTTCCCAGGTTTCGCCAAGGAATTTACTACTCAATTGGGCGAAACTGGTTACCGGAGGATTGTGGGTATCTTCCCATATGTGGCAACCAATGGTTCGTGCTACTTCATAATTTGCACCCCAAGGAGAATCTACTCCTATAAGCCTGGGGACAGTTCTCCCACTTTAATTTCTGGTGCGGTTACACTCACTGGTGACAACGACGACTATTTTGATGCTACCTACTGGGCTGATACTACCTCTGGATATGCCCCTTGGATTATTTTGACAAATGGAGTCGATAACCCAGTCTATTGGGCGGGTTCTGGTAATCTTTCAGCTTTAGGTGGGTCGCCTCCCAAAGGTAAATGTATTTCTGCCTTTGGCGGCCATGTGTTTATCAGTAATCTCATCAATGATTACACTCAGCGTGATCAACGGAGTAATGTAGATGATGCAGAAGATTGGAGTGGTGGTACCGCTGGCACTGTTGACCTCCGAGAAGATGCTGGCGATATCCAGGGTGATTTGATTTTTGGCGATATCAGATACATTATCAAGGAGAACTCAATTGCTATCTGTCGTTCTACGGGTTATGACCCTCCCTTCCGCTATGATGACAATTACGCACCAATTGGTTGTCCGGCTCCGAAGACCATTATTAAGTGCTGGCTCTATGACCGTGGGTTCTTTCTAGGCAGTGATTTGAACTGTTACCTTATAGCCAAAGATGGGCATTATTATCCAATAGGAGATGACATTGCCGACAGGATACGAGATTGGGGTAATGATGACACTTTAAAGTATAGTTTCGCTTTTTATTATCCCAAACTCGATTCAATCATCTTGGCTGTTCCGGCAAACAATAATACTTCTGGCTGGGCTGTAAGAATGTTTGCCTTCGATATGGGGCACTATATCAGAACTGGCGAAACCATTTGGTCTACCAAGATCCAAACTGGCAAGAAATTTACTGCAGCTGCCGAAGGTAGATTCAGGGAACATTTTAAAATAGGTAACCTTGAAGGAACCATTGGTGATCTCGACGGCAATATTGGTGATTATTATTCTGATGCTGCCTTTTCTCAAGTGCTTGTTGGTGACAACGATGGCTATGTTTATAAGTTCGATCCCACCCTGGATAGTTTCGATGGCACAACGATAGACTGGGTGGCTACATTCATGGATTACAAGCTGGCTGGTAAATTCGCTCGACAATTCAGGCTCCAGGAATACAGATTAATGTTCCGCAAAGAAGGCGATGTTACAGCCACAGTAAAGGTCTCGACAAATGGTGGAAAAACTTATCCCTCTTCTTGTGACATTGATATGTATGACGATTATGACGGTGCTGATAATGAAGAAGTAGATGGTGTGGCTTGGTTTGACGTCTTTGGTAAAAAGCATCGTATCAAAATAGAGGGCAGCGGCAATGTTGCCATTGAGGGCCAACGTTTCTACGGTGTGGATGAGGGTATCAGGTAATGGCTCTACTGAAGCAAAACTTTCCGGATCCTCCACTGAGGAGTGAACAGCTGCTCGAATGGGCACAGCGGCATTCTTCGGCCATGACTTCCTTTATGCGGGAGCTTGGTGATCTGGTAGTCAAGCTGATGCCCAAGGATGCTACTCCGAATCAAGCTGGTGCTTATGTTCATGGGGAAACCATCGGTTATCATGATGGCTCCCAATGGATGTGTTACATCAATGATGATGGTACGTTTGGCTTTAAGGGAGACAATGGTAACTATCTTACCTGGGATGGTAGTACCCTTGAAGTTAAGGGTACCCTGAAGGCAAGTGCAGGAGAAATAGGTGGTTTCACAATCGGAGCTACCGTTCTTTATTCGACCGATAATAACATCGTCCTAGATTCTGCCAATAAGAAGATTACCATCAGTGATATTACATTTGGCAATCAGGGCATCCAGCTTGATTACAATTCCGGCTCTCCCAGGGCCTACATCGGTGATGGTTCCAATCAGTTTTTCAAGTTCGATGGTACAAAGATAACTTGGAAGGGGACAAATGCTGAGCTTACTGATGGCGGGGTTCTCTCCGTATCGGATATTCTTGCAACTGGTGGTAGCATTGCTGGTTGGGATATCGATTCTAGTAAGATCTACAAAACAGGCATTGAGCTTGATGCAACAAACAAAAGACTGAAGGCTTATAATAGTGATAACTATGTGATCATTAGCCCCAGCGGAATTGAATGTTATGATGATACGCTTGGAATAACTGTAAACATCCCAACAGACGGTAGTGCTCCCACATTCTCGTCTGGTGTGATCAAGGAATTCGAATACCAGATTTATACATCTGGGGTGATAAAAACTGCTGATGATCCCACAAGTGATGGCGGCTTTTTGGTGAATAATACCAGGCTAGCGGGCTATACCAGTGCTGGTCTAAAGGTACTGGAATTTATATTTAATGGCGATGACGCTGGGGATGCCTACATCGGTGATTTCGACAATGATAATGCAGGTCTAAAATATGATCATTCAGCTGGTACTTTAGACATTAGAGCAACACTATCTCTCGACAGCTACTATAAGTTTCCAGATGATGCTGATTTAATTGCTGCCTGGGACTTTGATATCTATGAAGATGTTGGGCTTGTACCAGATATATCAGGCAATAAAAATAACCTTGCTTTCAATGATAAGTGTACAGTAGACAGTTTCGTACAAGGTGTAGCTGGTAGAGCCTTGGAGGCCTTAGAGGCAGACGGGAATGTTAAGATTGCAAACAGTGATATGTCACAAGACCTCTACAATCTTGGCTCTGCTGACTTTTCTGTTTCGTGGTGGATGAAAATTAAAAACAGTAATCCATCTACAAATTACCCGAAAGTGCTTTATAAATTCAAAGACAATGACAATAGGTTTCATATCCACCCTAGTAGTCCATTTGATGGTGACATTCGTCTTGTAATTAGAGAGGACGGAAATTATGATTCAAAGACTGTAGCTGCTAGTTATGGAGATTGGCAATGGCACCATTATGCTTATTGCTTCGATGTTTCGGAAAAGACAGTCTACATTTATGAAGATGGAGAGCCTCTTACTACTTGGACATGGACTAATTGTGGAAATGATATTTCCAATACTGGCAATCTTGGCATCGCTGGCAATCCCGGCGGTGCCGACCCACTAAATGGCTGTATAGACTGTTTCAGAATTTACAAAAAGGTTCTTACTGCAGATGAGGTCAAGGCACTCTATCTTAACCCGGCTGGTTACCCAGTAGGGTATGGTATGAGCCTGGCTGATTACTGGGCACATAACAGTGACAGGACTCTTATAGACGGCTCTAAAATTTACGCTGGTTCAATTACAACAGACAAGTTGGATGTTAATGAATTGTCTGCAATTACTGCAAATCTTGGAAATATTAATGCTGGCAATATTACTGGCGTCAATATTACTGGAGCTACAATCAGGACGGCTTCTACTGGAGATAAGCGGATTGAAATAACTTCTGATGGTATTGCTTTAATGCCCGATGGGGCAGCCGGGCAATATGGCAATAATTTTAAGTATGGTAATAATGTCAAGTATGGTGCTGGAGTTCTGGCATATATAAATCATCTTTCAAAAGACATTCCGTTCTATATTAACTATGAACAGAATGTTGCTGATTTTCATTTTTATAACCGCTCTAGTACTCCATCTGGTACAGCTGAAATTGGTGATGTTTGTGTTGTGAACGGAGTTCTCAAGATATGTACTGCAGCCGGAACTCCTGGAACCTGGGAAGATGTAAGATTTGTAATTGACGATGATGATCGTGATCCAAGTTCTCATGACTTTGTGCTAGGTGATCTTACTACTGATGGGAACTTCCATGAATTAGACTTGAGTGGTATTGTACCTACTGGTGCTCGTTTTGTTGCATTAGGTGTTCGTGTTAAGGCTCCAGCTACTTATAAATACATTCAATTTAAACCAAGAGACAATACCAATAATTACGCAGTCCATATAGTTTATACTACTGAAGCTGATGTTCCAAATTACGGGTATGTTGTTGTGCGTTTAGATTCCAACAGGAAAATTTATTACAAAACAGTCAATTACGCAAATTGGACTTTCATTTATATTGATGTGATGCAATGGTTCTACTAGGAGAATGATATGGCAATCCGAGAAGAGGTATATGAACGATGGGGGCCTATGCTCCTGGAAGCCATTGTTAGGTTGCTGGTTAACGAAATAAACATCTTACGCCAAAAAGTTGGGTTACCTCCAAGAACGATGGCGCAGGTATTGGCGGCAGTTTTAAATGAATATAACTCACTTGAAGAATTTGACTTTGTCAAAGAGTTTGACGAAGTGATGAGGGGAATAAGTCATGTCAACAAACTTTCCAACTTCATTAGATAGTTTTTCAACTAAAACAGACAATGTTGATTATGTGCAAGCAGCACATATAAATGATCTCCAGGATGCAGTAGAAGCTCTAGAGGCCAAAGTTGGTATTGATAGTTCGAGTGTTGATACCAGTATTGACTACAAAGTAAATAACTTCTTTGTGGAAAATACCAGAGTTGTCTACTTGTATGAAAATACTGCCCCAACAGGCTGGTCTACCACCGGCCTACCTACGGATAGGGTGCTTGCTGTCAAAGGTGGTACACATGACTATAATGTAAATGGCGGCAATGAAGCTGGTAGCTGGCAAGTGGATGGCCTGAGTACTGGAAACGATTCGCATAAACACCAGTGGTATGAATACGCTGGCCCCAGTGATGCAGATGAAACTTGGGATTCTTCAGGTACTCAAGTGGCAATAGATAAATCTGCCAAGAACCCCAAAGGTATACTTGTCAGTGGTGATACTGAAGGTAAGCTCAATTTTGACGCTTATACCTCCACAGAAACCCATAACCACAGTGTGTCTTCAGATTCCAGCTGGCGGCCCTATGCGGCAGTCGGAATTCTTTGCAAATACGTTGGAGCATAATAGGGGGCTTTTATGCTTTGTGATGGCAAATGCAAGAAGGGTAAAAAGAGATGTGGCTGTCTGATCGATATTGTTTTGAAGAATGATCTGACTGGCGAAACAAAGGTTGAAGAACATTGCGTGTTCAAGGCGATATTCACCTCTCTTGCTCGCCAGGAGCAGGGGCAAATTAGAATTCAGGCAGCAGTTGAAAACAGCCGGAACGAAAACGTCAAGTATCTTAGGGAAAACACAGAGGCAATAGCAACTGGTTTCATGGGGCTTGTTAAGGCAGCTGAGGAAGCCAGAAATAGACAATTAGAACAGAAGGGGGAGCCATGTACGGTAAAGGTCTTAGAGCAGAACTCTTAGCATTGCTGGAGAAATTCTTCAATGAGGAACAGGGAAACAAGATTACTCCTTTCAATATGGGTGGCCTTATTGGCAGCGTCAATGGCCTGCTTGATAAGCATACCATAAAGGAGAAAAAAGAGAAGGAGAAGTAAGATGAGTCTCTTTGGTTTAGGAGGGGGCTTTTCTAAAGACAAACAGAAAAGCAAGCAAAAGAGCAAAGAGAAGCGTGATATCTGGTACTGGACGCCAGAACAGAGGGAGCTTGCATCCAGCTTCATAGGCGACTATCTGACCCCACGTCTTGGCCAGGGCTTGCCTGCCTACACTGGACAACTTCCAGGTACAGCGCAGAGTGCTGTATTCAACAAGTTGGCTCAGGACGCCATGCAGGGTACTGGCGCATTTGCTGCCTGGAATCGGGTACTCAGTCCCCAGGATTGGGAGCAGGGAGTACAAGAAAGACTTGCTGCCAGGGAGCGTTATATGCAGCCTATCTGGCAGAAGGAGGATGCGGCCCTGAAGGAGTCCATGAGAAATATGGGCTTACAGCATTCTACCGATATGCTCAAAAAGATGGCTGATATTCATGAGCAGCGGGCTGCCTTGACTGATATGTTTGCTCAGAATCTTTATGATCAGTATGAGCAAATGGGTCTGCAGGTTGCCCCCCAGGTTGTGGATGCTCTGTCTCGTATAGGCGCAGCCCAGTATCAAATGGAAAATGCAGGTTTGGAAGCGCAGTTCAGGGAGTGGCTGCGTACCCAGCCGGAATATAGCCCGGTGCTTGAGCAAATCCTTGATATGTTGAAACTTACCCCAGTGCAGAAAGGCAAGATCAAAACCAAGGGTAAGGCCAAGGGTAGTGCATCCGGTTGGGATATCGGCGGCGGTATGAAGCTTGGCTTTTAATTTATTTGACAAGCTTACAATGCCATACATCCCCGGAGGTTAATAGATGAATATCAATGTCAATATCAAGCGTCATAGGCCCCATTATCTTGCCTGGATGGGTGGTTCTCTTTCTGAACCTTCCCCTGCCAACCCAAAAGATCTGGCAGAAGCTGACATCAAGCTTCAGCGTGAAGCCATCAAAGCGGCGACTGCCTGGACAAAAGTGATGGATCCGGCAGATCCTCGTGACCAGGAAATGCTGGCATCTCTACTGGAAAGGGCCAAAATGCCTGCTCCTACAAAAACTCTGCCTGCAGAGCAAGCTTTCACGGAGCAGGGTGGGGCTTTTCATCTGCCTGAAGCTGAAATCATTGACAAAGGTAAAACCTTACAAATGCTTCAGGAAAGATTCATGATGGACAATGTCCCCAACTATAAGCCGCAAACGATTGAAAATGTAGATATAGGTGGTAAACCCGGCACAGTTTACTTCGACCCCATTACTGGCCGGGAAGAGCAGTGGCCAACTTTCCAGGAGCCGGAGAAACCCTCCGATTACGAGCAGAAGATCCAGGCTATGCGTGATGCTGGTTTCACTGATGAGGAGATCAAGCGTGCTATGGGTGCCCTCCCAAAGGCAACCGAGAATCAGTACGCCCAAAAGGTGAAAGTACTGAAAGAGCTTGGCATACCCAATGACAGAATTGCCCAGGCTCTTGGTGTACCGAAAGAGGATCTCAAGGAACACTGGGTACAGAAGTGGGACGATAAGGGTAATCTCATAGCAGAGGAGACGCATGGATGGGCTGCTCCGAAGATACTGGTAAAACACAGTGATGTGCTCAAAGCCGAAGCTGAACTGAAAAAGAATAAACCTGAAGGTGTGCCAAGACAAGTAGTTGATAAGGCAATCTCCGCAGCCAGGAATGATCTCCTGGATACAGATCTTTTCCCAGCTAAGGAAGGCGGCTTCCTGGGCTTTGGTGGGGAAAGTGAGGAGGAGTACAGGCAGCGTTACAACGATGCCCTGGAAGAGCGAGTGCAATACTATCTCGACCAGTACAAGAAATCTGGCGTGATAGGAACAGCACCGGAGCAGAAGAAAGAGAACCCACACGGCAAGATAGTCAAAAAGGGCTTTTATCAAGGTAAAAAGGTAGTGGTGTACGAGGATGGCTATGTCGACTACTACGACTGGTAAGCTGAAGGCTGCCCCTGGGATAGATCTTAGTAAAATCCAGTGGGTTGACGAATTAAAGCCAGCCCCAGGCATAGATCTATCCAGGGTGCAATGGGTGGATGGGGAACCCAAGAAAGAGGAGTCCAAGCAAGAAACACAACTGGTCGGGCCAGTTATTCTCCCAAAGCAGAAACTGACTGATGCTTCAGCACCTACAGAAACAGATCTCAATAATCTTGCAGAAGCAACTGACAGGTTTCTTGCTGAGAATCCTGTTACTGGCCCTATTGGTGGCCTTGCTGAGACAGCTTATACTCTAGGCACTGGAATGTTTGCCTACCCGGCGTCGCTTGCTGTTTCAGCCTACAAGTTTCTTACTGGTTCCAGTAAGGAGGAAGCCAAGAAGGCTGGTGAGAAAGTAGCCGAAGCTCTCACCTATAAACCCAAGAGCGAATACGGGAAGACCTACACCCATTGGGCTACATGGCCCATTCAGAAGATATCGGAATTTTGGAGGGCTGTGGGAGAAGCTGCAGATACTTCGAGCAATGAAGAGTACCTGCGTACCATGGATGAACTCGGCCTTCCTTATATGCCAACAGAAGCAACGACCACCTTCCTCGAATACGCCACTATAGGTGCGCTCTTAAAACCCCTACATGTAGCTGGTGGTAAGTTTGTAGAGTCATTAAAGCCTGCAGAAATCAAAACTCTTCCTGGTGATCTCGCTAAACTGAGCGTAACCTCCAATGAACCGACTCCCCTGCTCCGGCCCCAGGAGCCAACAGGTAGTGCCCCCCTGCCTGCAAGGGGAGTCACTCCATTGGAGCCGTATATCGAGAGGTGGAAGCCCAGGGGAACAGAACCTGAACAGGCAATCAATATCATTGGTGCTCCAACAGTTACCACAGTCATCCCCGAAAGAGGAGCACCCATTCCCAAATCAACTGTCAGGGAAACCGTTATCCCTAAATGGCTTCCCAAAGGTGAGGGTGGAAAACCTATAGAAGTGATTCCTCCTCCTGAACCAAAACCAGAAGTACGTGTATCGCCAGAGCGTGGTGCGCCCATTCCCACCTCCAAGGTAAGAGAGACAGTCGCTCCCAAATGGGGATGGACAAAAGAAAGTCCAGTGGAAGTGGTCCCCGCTCCTAAGCCAGAGAAAGTAACGGTTATCAAAGATACAGGCCCTATAGTGCCACCTTCCAGGGTAAGGGAGCCATATGTCCAGAAATGGCTGCCCAAGCAAGAGGAAGCCAAACCAGTAGAAACCGGGTCTGTACCGAAACCTAAACCCAAGCCGGAACCTCCGGTAGATACCGAAGTTCTTGCCAAAGATATAGGTGAAAAGCTGGGCCTTGATTATGGTGGTAAATGGTACCCCTATGGGGAGGATGGCCCCTTCATGGGGTATCAATTCACTGATCCCGATACCAGGAGCACCTTCTATCTCAAAGATCTTACCCTGGATGCTGGTAGGCGGAAGCTCGCTGAAGTACGAGCAAAGTTTGCTGCTGATAAAGTGGTCCGAGAGGAAGCCCTCCGGGACGAGAAGGTACCGGAAGCTACCAAGGAAAGGCTTCGCCTACAAGCAGAAGATATCAGGCGAGCAAGAGAAGATATTGAAAAATACAAGCGCATGCTTCTCTATATGCGTACCGATGAGCTTATCACTGCTGCCAATGACTATATCAGTGAACACGGTACTTTCAAGGCTGACAAGTATGGCCGTGCTCTAGAAGCAGAACTACAGGACAGACAACAAATGATCATGCGTGAACGAATTAGCCGTTCGATTGGCATCGATCACTCTCTGTCCAGTGAGGAATTCCAGACAGCAGCTACCGACGTAATAGCTCAGGATGCCCTGAGCAGGGCAATTGGTGAGGAATCGCCCATAAGTGCTGCCGAAAGGGCAGGAGAGAAACCCTTCGGCGAGGGTTTCACTGTCGAAGCTTTCGGTCTGCAGAGAATGTACGAGGCTGTCTGTAATGCCATACGCAAAGCCAAGGAGCGTTTCGCAAAAAGGGCAGAATCTCTTGAAGATTGGGAACGACAGCGCAGGCTGGCCGAGGAAACAGGTGGTGACCCGGAGAAGATTATCAAGCGACGTCGTATAAGCAAATATAAAGGCCTCTATAAGCCAGCCATTACAGAAGTAGAAAAGTTCGCCATGCAGGCCCTGCCCGACCTGGAACCCAGGATACTTAGATCTTCCAGTGGTAAGTGGGGTGCAGGCTGGGTAGAGAATCCAATCCGGGTATTTGAGCAGCTGGGGCAGAAAGCAATGGATCTCTTCTATTATCCAGTGCGTGATGCCATAGTTGCAGCCCGTCGAGAGCACCTTGCCCTCCGAGAACAACTGAAGCAGATGAGGAAAGAACTTGGCATCAATCGAAAGAGCGAGAAACGTATTGGTGCTTATGCTGTAGCCCAACAGCGAGGCGGTGTGGAAATCTTGAATAAAATGGGTGTGGAAATACCAGAACTTTCCCCCAATGAAATGAAGATGTATGAGTTCATCCGGGACAAACTGGATGAGTTCTATGAAAGGCTCAATGATGCCAGAATTGCTATTGGTAAGGAACCGTTTAACTACCAAGAAGATTATTTCACCTTCTTTAGGCTGCAGCCATGGTACAAGAAATTGGGCTTCAAGGTAGCAGATCATGAGTATGCTCCTCTTATTGACACGGAAGTAATCGATCTCGTCAACCTGCCTTTCCGGTATGCCAAGCACAGACGTCTCGATCTTCTTATGAAGTCCAAGGGTGTACGACTGGATGCCCTCGATATGTTTGACAAGTATGCTGGTCATGCTCTGGAAAGCATCTATCTGGCGAAACCTCTCGCCAAGGGACGAGAACTTCTACTTGATCTTGATGGCTTTAAACTACGTGAAGCTGCTCCAAATACCTACACCTTCCTGCGGAAATGGCTCGATCAGGTATCCGGCAAACCAGCTGATACTATGCTGCCGAAGCCGATTGCTATAATGGTTCAGAAACTCACCCATAATGTAGCTGCTTCGATTCTCACCTATAATTTCCGCACGGCTCTGGTGCAGCCGACGGCTATCATCAATACCTATGCGAAGATAGGCGGCAAATACACTCTCGAAGGTATTCGAGGTATTCTTGATCCTAAAACCAGAGCATTCATTAAAAAGCACAGTGCATTACTGGCCAGGGAATTTGATGTCACTATCGCCGATATTAGTCATACAAAACTTGGTCGTCTAGCCAAATATAAATCACAGATAGTCAGTGCTGGTACATGGCCCCTGCGATATTTGGATATGGAAACAGCACGTGCTACTTGGTGGGGTGCCTACAAGTATGCCAGGGAAGTCAGGGGCTACTCCATGGAGCGAGCTATTAGATACGCAGACGATACTGTGGTTAAAACCCAGGGTAGTGGCCATAGGATCGATGTGGCTCCCATCCAAACAACCATAGAAGGCAAAGCTGCAACACTGTTCCAGACATTTACCATCAACAACTGGAACTTCCTGGTGAAGGATGTGTTGGGTATTAAAAACAAACACATCCCCCTTGATGTTGCCATGAAACGTGTGGCTCGATACATGGTTGCTGCAGCAATTACTAATATAGTCTTCGAAGATCTCCTTGGTATTCCCTCTCCAATGCCAGCCCCAATCAAGGGGGCCTACCGGGCTTATAAGAAAGATAAGTCAGTCCTGGGTGGAGCCGCTTCCGAAGGCATAGAAATAGTCCCAGTAATAGGTGGCCCGGTTAAGTACGGTTCCAGTGTTGGCGGCCCCCTATTGGAACTTGCTCAGGATGTTGCACAGAAAGCAAGTGGCACACCTGGGCCACAAGCCAGCTGGTTGAATATCGCTGGTAGGGCAGCCGGGGTTCCTGGTACGGCACAGATCTCCAAAACGACCAAACGTTTGACATGGGGACAATCGCTGCCAGAGGCCATTGTCGGCAGCGGTATGAGTAAACCTAGACAATCTAGCCGTAGAAGGAGACGGACAAGGCCCACCAGGAGAAATAGATCTAGGCGGTAATTTATCACAACTGATGCAATATTCCTTTGACAACGTCAATAATATTGTGCTACACTACCAATAAGGAGGAAGTGCAATGTGTGGGGAAGAAGAAGAAAATTACGACAGAGGACGCCCTGAAGTATCTCAGGGCTGCAGCCGAAGCTGTCCGCACAGGCAACGTCGATCAGGCCATCTACTTATCCCGGCTTGCTCATTTGTACTGTGTGGCTTTAGGCAACAGGAAAGACAATGGAAAGAGCAGAGATCGGTAAAAGGGAGCTAGACACGCTCTTTTTAATGGCTTCTCGTTGGGCTGATTCCTATAGGAAATTGCGAAAAGACCTGACAGATCACACTTGCTTTGCTGAAGATCTTAAATATGAAATCCAGACAATGATGATGCCATATGTAACTCGCCTTCACAAACTGGAATACATCTCAGACAGCCAACTCGTCAGCTTCCTACAAAAAATTCAAACCTTATTGGCCGACTTCCTTGAGGAAATGAAGGAAGACCCGGCAGTGGCTCTAGCAAGGGGACTTGATTATGGCAAGTAATCCAATGGCGATAGCCAGCAAAAGCAAGATGATTGAAAAGACCATCGGAGCAATC